GAAACCCAGCAGGTGTGGCAAGAGAACCTTGATACAACGTTGTTTGAACGCCACAAGCGCATAATGGAGAGGTTTGACAAGCTGGAAACATCTTATATGTGGCTTCTTCAGCAAATAAAGGAAGAATGCCCGTGCAAAGGGGAAAACAATGAATGATGATACTACGTTTGGAGACATGGTCGAGACGGGGATAGATACGGTTGTTGAGCAGGTCAAGCGATACGTTAATCTCCCGGCAGAGACCGAGGAGTTGATTGAGAAGGCACTCCACCAGGCCGCCAACTATGGCATAGAAGCCGCGCAGAAGCTGGCGCAGGCTTTGCGCGAGCGGGTTGGGGAAGATGCTGTATGAGGGTTGGGGATGGGCAGCAAGAAGAAGTATAGCGAAGAGACCAGAGCCGCGGTTATGGCTTCGCTTCTTGCTGGTCAGTCGGTAACGCAAGCGGCAGATGCGCATGGGGTTCCGCGGGGGACTGTTGCTCACTGGTCGGCAAGCCTGCGGGACACCAAACGCAACGTCTCCGACGACAACAAGGAGCGCATCGGGGATTTGCTGGTCGAATACCTCACGGAAGCACTCCAAACAATGAAAGAACAGGTAAAGATCGCACGAGATGAAAAGTGGCTCAAGCAACAGGAAGCCTCTCAATTTGCGGTACTTCACGGAGTTATCTCCGACAAAGCTACCAAAATCCTTGAGGCTCTCACACGGGAAGAAGATGCGGAAGAGTAATCTAAGGCAAGCTCACCCCGTTCCCTCTCCCCTGGAATGGGCACGCAGCAAGGCAATGCTTGTCCACCCGATACGTGGTCTCATTCCGTTTGAGCCATATTGGTACCAGGATGCTTTCCTGAAAGCCTACGAGGAGCCGCGGCGGTTCGTGCTGAAGGCGCGGCAGATAGGTTTTAGCCAGGTGTTCGCAATCGAGGCATTGTACACCGCCATCCACCACGCGCAAAGCACCGTTCTCCTGGTGAGCCGCAACCAGGCGTTGGCTGCCAACATGCTGCGCTATTGTTTCGTGGCTTACCACAACTTACGGAGTCCGCCCGAACTCCGCAAGCGAAACCAGAGCGAGATGGAGTTCACAAACGGTTCGCGCATCCTCTCGCTGCCTGCCAACCCATCGGCAGGGCGGGGCTATACTGCCAACATCGTCTATCTTGACGAGTTCGCCTATGCCGCGTATGACGAGGAGATTTACCAGTCCATCAGCCCGGCCTTAGCCCAGGGGGGCCGACTGGTGGTGGGCAGTACACCGAACGGGCGCGGCAACCTTTTCAGCGAACTGTATGGGCAGCAATCTAGCTTCCGTTACTTCGCACACCCGTGGCATCATTGCCCCCGCTACTACACACCAGAAGAGGCAGCAGCGGGCGTACCGCATGAGCAGGCCGCGTGGTATCAGCAAGAACGTCCGAAGTATACCGCACAGCAATGGGCGGCAGAATTCGAATGTGACTTCGTGATGTCCGGTCTGGCAGTGTTCAGCGAAGAGGGTATCGCCAATGCCTCACACGGCGCAGTAGGCGAGCAACTGCCACACCGCACGGGCGCATACCTGACCAGTGTAGACGTTGGACGCAGGCAGGATGCGACCGTCATCAATGTGTTTGATGTGGCTGTGCAGCCCGTGCAGCGCGTCTACCACGAACGTTTGGAGCGGTTGCCGTATCCTGTCATACAGCAGCACATAGAGCAGGTGTGGCACCGTTACGGCGGCGCGCTTGTGATTGAAAGCAACGGTGTCGGCGATCCTCTGATCGAAAATCTTGCCGTGCCTGCTGAGCCGTTTGTCACGACCAGCAAAAGCAAAGTGCAGGCTATCCAAGCGTTGCAACTATTGCTTGAGCAGGGCACCCTCAAGGCCGACTGGACAGAGCAGGAGCGGCGCGAGTTGTTGGGCTATCAATGGGATGATCGTAACCTGGTGCAGGACTGTGTGATGTCGCTTGCTATCGGCGCACACCACCTCACAGCCGCGCCACACGAGACGCATGTTATCAGTTATGCCGATGACATGCCAGGCATATCGGGGTGGTAATGAGTATTGTATTGCCGAACGGCACACCGTACCAACCGCGGCAACCAACAAACGAAGCCGCGTACTTCGAGGCTCTCGCGTCCCTTCTGGAGAGCCGCATCGGCGAGCTTGAGCGCGAGTTGTACGGACCGGACGCACGATGGGAGCAACTGCACGGCGGCGGCGACCAGTTCACCCGGCAATCTATCCAGGAGGTGGCGAACCTCGCCGAGGTGATGTACCTCAAGAACCCGATCATTCAGCGGGGCATCAATATCAAAACCTACTACACGTTCGGGCAGGGCGTGCAGGTCAGCGCGCCGAATGCTGAAATTAACGACGTTGTTCAATCCTTCTGGAAGGACGAGCGCAACCAGTCCGAACTCACTCGCACGCAGGCAATGATGGGGAAAGATGTTGATCTGCAAGTGTCGGGTAATCTGTTCTTTGTGTTATTCACCAACCAGCGCAGCGGGAGCGTGCGCGTGCGGAGCGTGCCTCTTGCTGAGATACAAGAAATCGTATGCAATCCCGACGACGCAAAGGAGCCGTGGTTCTATCTGCGTCGCTGGACGCAGACAGGTGCGCAAGGCGGCCATCGCGCCGCATACTACCCCGACTGGCGATACACACCGCGCCGCAAGCCTGATGCCTACAATGGTGTCTCGATTGAATGGGACGCGCCGATCTACCACGTCAAAGTGGGGGGTATGTCCTGGTGGCAGTTCGGACTGTCAACGGTGTATGCCCAGATAGATTGGGCGCGGGCATACAAAGTATTCCTGGAGAGTATCCACAGCTACACGCAGGCCGTGAGCCGCATAGCTGTCAAAGTGACAACGGGCGGCGGCGCGGGAGGGGTTGCGAAGGCTAAGAGTAAATTGACCTCAACCATCGGCAGTCACGATCGACGCGAAACCAACCCGGCAACTGCCACTGGTAGTGCGTTTATCCGTGCGAACCAGGATGCTGACTACGAGCCGCTGAACATTCGCGGGTTGTCGGTTGCCCCCGAAGATGGCAGGCGATTTCTGCTGATGGTCGCCGCCGCCGCGGGCATCCCAGAGGTGTTTTATGGCGACGCGGACGTTGGCAACCACGCCACGGCGAAGAGCCTGGACAGACCCACCGAACTGATGATGCGCAACCGTCAAGAGCTGTGGCGCAACGTGCTGCAAGACATTCTCGGCTATGTTGTCAAGCAAGCGGTAATGTCTCCTCGCGGCGCGCTTGCGGGCATGGCAGATGTGGAGCGGGAGCCAGACGAAGCAGATCCAGGGCAAGACACCATCACGCTGGACTGGAATACGAACCCGTATACGGGCGACCCCTACGACAGCAGCATCGTGATTGACTTCCCGGAGATAATCAACATTGACGTGCGTAGTCGTGTTGAAGCCATCACAATGGCGCATCAATCGCAGACAGTCAGTGCTCGCACGGTTGCGCGACTGCTCCTGGTTGCGCTTGGCGTTGAGGATGTTGACAAGGAGCTTGACGCTATGTATCCAGAAGACTGGCAGCCGGGCGACTTTGGTGATGGGGTGCCGCAAGAGATTCACGAGATAGTTGAAGCCATTCAGCAGCAGGTGAAACAACCATGAATCTGCACACTATAGCCGGGTCGCCACCTATGCGGGGCGAAGCCCAAGGCATCTGCCGCATCTGCGGACATTACGGCACAGGAATGCTGTTTGATGAGTGGGTGCGGGACACATTCAATGATCGAGACAAACTCAAGCCGGGCGACATCATTTGTCATGCTTGCCAGTTTCTTTTCTCTGAAGCGTCCCCCGTGCTCGCAGCAAAGGTAGGGAAAGAGAAACCGCAACGAATGCGGAACTACAGCCACTTCGTGGTAGACGGGGTTTGGTACCCGTTGAACAAAGGACAGAAACGCGAGATGCGGGATCTGCTCCTGCGATGCCCGTCATTGGCAGTGGTCGCAGAAAGCGGGCAGAAGCATTTGTTGTTTCGTGCGAAACCGGGTTGGTTGCAGTTCGAGGAGCAGTCTGCCCCCCACAACCCCGCGGCATTACAACGCCATATAGATGCAATTGATGCGCTCTATCTCCACTTCAACAAAGTGGAGATAGCGTCAGGTCGCTATTCCCCACACCGCATCAAGGCGTGTGGTGTAGATGTCTTTACCGAACTGGAAGGGTGTGCGGCTCAACTGAGGGGGGGGCTATATTTTGATGTTGCGCTTTTCCTGGCGCAACAGGAGGACAATAATGGACAAACAACAGGAGAAAGAACTACAGCAAGACATCGTAAGCCGACTACTCGTCCCGATGTGGAGAGGATTGAGCCAGGAATACAAAGCGAATTATCGCTCTAGCATATGGGAACAATTCACCAGCAACATCCGTTCCGCTGGTCGCACAGACAGCCTGGCAGATTGGTACGCGAAAATGTGTAGCAAACTGCCCATTACTCTCCGAACGACTGATGCTGTGCTGGTTGAGGGTGCCCTCAACCACGATGATGAGGAAGCAATCCTTCACCAACTTCGCAAGAAGACAGACCTGCTTGTTGTGATGCTCCAAGTCATCAACGAGGAGCGAAAAAACGAATGGAAGCGAGAGCAGGAAGAGCAGGACAAGCAGGAAAAACAGAAAGGGAAAACCCATGACCCTGACCCCACCCCACTTTTTTGAAGGAATTGTCACCGCATTGGAGCCTATTTCGCACAGTGCTGGTTCGAATGGTATTACCACCGAGTTTCGTCGCGAGAAATACCGCCAATTGGACGGTACATCCGCGGATGTGACGGAGATCTCTGGCAATGCCATGCGTGGCATGCTCCGCGACGCGGGGATGCATTATATGTGCCAACTGTTGGGTTATGGGATGCCAGATGAAAGCGGGAAGCCTCGTGGACTGTCTGTGCAGGCATTCCATTTGTTGTTCAGCGGCGGATCTTTGGGAGGGCAAACATCGCGGGGATTGGATATTGATTTTGCACGCCGCTACCGTGAACTCATCCCGCTTCTGTCTGTTTTTGGTGCGGCATCAGGGAACCAGATGCTAGATGGTCTCATGAAAATAGGGTTTCTCAAACCAATTTGCCGCGAGACATCGCACCTTATTCATCCGCGATGGTTATGGAAGGCATACGACCATGTGGCAGAGATGTCCGATCAAATGGGAATAACAGACGGCACCAGCGACGAGGGTGACGAAGCCGCATTTTGCGCACACGTTGCGGCCCTCACTGGCATACCCTGGCCGTGCGTACACCCCGCGAACCTGGAGAACCTGAGCCGTCGCGACCGAAAGACTGCATGGTTGAAAATCCGCAATGCGCTGCCTTCCACGTATTCTCTCACTGATGAGATCATGAGCACGCGGAAGGACGACGAGAAAAACGACAAACTGTGCCCAATGATTGCTCCGGACGTGCGCCAATTGCTGGATGACGAGAGGCGACAGAACGCAGCAAAGAAACTGGAGAAGGGGCAGACGGACGTGGGGCGACACCAACAGATGCGCTACTACACCGAGGTACTTGCAGCCGGCACCAAATTCTATTGGTATTTGCAACTGGATGGGGGTGCAAGCACGGTGGAGTATGAGGCGTTCTGGTCTGCCCTCGGTGCGTGGGCCGCGAACGGTTCTTATATCGGGGGGAAATCAGGCACCGGGCATGGAAAGGTTGCCATCCATTTTGATGATTGGAGAAGCATCAAAAACCTCTCGCTCCACGCTACTGAAGAAACGGGAATTGGACTTCCCCTGGGGGCAGAGTATCGCCGACACATTGAAGCAAACGCGGATGCTATCCGTAGCGCGATAGCGGAGATCCAATAATGGGCATTTATGAAGACCAGATCGAGGCAGGAACATATTATGCCCGGACCAGTCGCTACAGACACAAACTCGCCTTCGCTCTGGATGGCATAGATGCAATGCTCGAACTGGCAGATCGTCGCTATGTTTCTGTGTCGTTCGGTAAGCAATCTTTGTGCCTGGCGCACATGATTTATAATCGGGCACCCAGCACGCCGATGCACTTCCTTGCGAGTGAAGAGACGTGGGAGATTGACGACTACCGTGAGGTGATTGACACCTTCACCGCTCGACATCCCATCAATCTCACAATCCACCAGACCCACCACTTCTTCACCGAACCACACCGCACCTGGAAGGAGAGCCGAGACGCGGGGGAGAACGACTTGCAGGAGATGTGTAATCGTGAGGATTGGGACGGATGGTTCTGGGGACTTGCAAAAGAGGAGAGTAGGGGGCGCAAGATCACGCTATCAAAGCGGTGGGAGGGGCAGCCTCACCCGACCATCTATCGCTATGCAGACGGCAAGTACAGATGTTGCCCGCTTGCCAACTGGAATGTCAGGGACATCGCTGCCTATGTTGCCACCAACAACCTGCGCCTACTCTGGACATATCGTCGCTTCGGGCTTGAGATGCGCACGACCGCCCGCATTACCCGCAACAACGCGGAGATGGCGGGCATGGCGTACCTGAAAGAGAAGAACCAGGCAGGCTATAATCGCATCGTGGGGCGATACCCCGAACTGAGGTGCTACACATGAAGCCCATCCGCGTATCAGCCTACCCGCTCACCCCGGTGATTGCCGATGAAAACATGGCTCTCGACGGCATCCTGTTGGCATACGCTATGCAGCATCATTATGGTCGTCAGCAATCCACTGCACCAGGGCTTTTGTCGCATAATCCCATTGTTGACCTACCAATTGAGAAGCGCGGCACGGAACCGCAACAATACTATGCCTGTTCCTTTGCTCGATGGACAGACATGATACGTGGCAAATCGTTCTGGACAAAGCGTTTCAGGCGACAGGAAGCAGTGAAAATGGTGGATTTCCGGGGAAAGCGAGGGAAAGTCATTGTTGAGGAGGGGAGGTACAAATCATACCAGATGCCGATCTTCTACATTCATGCCGCACGCATTGATTGGTACCTCGTTGGTGACATTGGAGCGGTGCGCAACCTGCTCTCTCCATGCACGCACATCGGAAAAAAAACCGCATACGGATGGGGGCGTGTGCTTTGGAAGATAGAGGGGTGGCACGAGGACTGGTCAGTGGTAATGAATGGAGAACTTGTGAGGGCTGTACCGGTGGAGCAGGTTCCCGATGGTGCCCGCAGTGCACCCGACCTTCTCTATGCAGGCTATTATCCCCCATACTGGTATCATGAGCATCAAACGTTTTGCGCGGTGCCCCCCGAATTGAAGGGATAGTGGAGCAAATGTCCATCATTGAGGCTCTGGCACGGAATTCGCGGGACAAGAAGTTGCTTCCCATCGAACGAATCCTTGCAAAGAAGATGGCGGCAATGTTTCGGAGACAGAAACGCATTTTCTTGAGGGAATTGCAGAAAATACAATCACTCTTCCCATCCCCAATGAAGGAAAGCGTGACAGAGAATGAATGGGGAAAAGCATGGGATGAGGCAGAAGAAAAGACGCAATCTGTAATGTCTGAACTTCTTCAGCAGGCTGCGCGTGCTTCATTTGCAATTGGAATTGATGAAGCCCTTGCCAATATAGGATTGGGCATATCCTTCTCCCTCCGTTCACCAGAAGCAGAGCAGTTCCTGCGCGATTATGGCGCGCAACGTGTCACGATGATCAACGAAACGACGCGAGAGATTATTCGTGAAATCATGCTTCGGGGAATGGAGCAAGGCAAGGCCTATTCTGTGCTTGCAAACGAAATATCCGAAAGGTTCTCTGAGTTTTCCGCACCTCGCCCCCAAAAACATTTGCGTAATCGCGCCGAACTCGTTGCCGTCACCGAGACTGCCAATGCCTACGGGGAAGCGAGTCGTCTGACAATCAAACATATGGATGCAAGCGGCATCAAAATGGAAAAATCCTGGCTCACGACGGGAGATGCCCGCGTGAGTGACGGTTGCCGAAAGAATGCAGCGGCGGGGTGGTTGGCAATTGACAACCTGTTCCCGTCCGGGCACCAGCGAGAGCCGCGCTTCCCTGGCTGTCGCTGCACGGTGCAATATCGGAGGTCACGCGATGAGTAACCAGCAGGATGACTGTGAACAGGAGAGCCGCGACCGGGAGATCCGCGAGGCACTGCTGAAATTACACCCCCCACTGGTGGAATGCGCACAAATACTCCCCACATCTGAACAGCGCATCCGACCACAGGTGATCTCATTAGTGGTGCTAATTGAACGTCAGTACGATCTGCCTCGCACCCTTCTCACCAGGCGCGAGAGGCGCGACGGTGAGATCGAGGGCTGTATTAGCAGGTATTGACAAGCATCTCTGGTTGAGATTGCGCAGGATGTTTCCGTCGCGTTGACGACAGTGCTATAATGGCAGTAGATACTGAATGTCGAAAGACAAGCGGTGCATGCTCCTTCGGGAGTGTGCGCCGCTTTTGTGTTCTCTGGAGGGGACATGGCAACAAACATTACTGAGTATTTGTCTGCGTATGGACGGTCGGTGACGGTGACACACCCGGCGACACCTTCGAGCGGCGACCCGGTGCTCTGGAATAGCATCACCGGCGTTGCAATGACGGATGAAGGCGATGGGCAGAACGATGCAACCGATACCACCGTGTTGTTTGGGGATTATGTGGCGACGGTGCGCGTTGTACCGTTCAGCGGCGCGGTTGATAGTCGCGCTGCTACCAACGTGGCAGTGGGGGACGCTATCTATTACGATAGCACCGTGAGTTCTACCGAAAGCAGCGCGCTGAACGTCAACAGCGCGGGCGTGTTTTTCGGCTATGCCTTGTCGAGCGTTGCATCGGGAGCAGACAGCGCGGGTGCTGAAACATCAGTATGGCACATCCAGTAACCGAGAGCTACACGCCACCGCAAGGCGTTCGGGACGTTGCCCAACGTGCTCTGGATTGGCGCGATAAGTATGGGCGGGGCGGTACTGATGTCGGGATTGCGCGTGCGCGTGACCTGGCAAGCGGGCGCAACGTTTCACCAGAAACCATTCAACGGATGGTCTCGTTTTTCGCCCGTCACGGGGTCAATCGTAGCGAGCATTACGACCTGGAGGATGGGGAACCTACAACATGGCGCATCGCCTGGGATCTGTGGGGTGGCGATGCTGGTCGGCGATGGTCGGAGAGGATAGAAAAACAAATGGACAAAGAAGAAGAAAGCACGACCGAAGCGCAAGCAGACGCGCCAGACTATCGCGCTGCTGATGCTCGTGCTCGTTGCGGAAATTGCGAATTTATGCGGGGCAACATTTGCACTCGCTTTGACTTTGAGGCATCAGGCGATATGGTCTGCGATGATCATACTTATGCTGAGGCAGATGAGGTTGCTACTTCTCTAGAACATGCCATCCGTGAGGCGGGGCGCAAACTCAATAAAAAGAACATGCAGCGCGTGCAGGACGCAATAAGGATGCTGCAAGAGATGATTGACGAAATGGGCGATTACGACGACAAAGAAGAGGGCACCGTTGAAGAGACCGCATTCGTCGCCACCACCAGATTGCGCGAACAGGAGCGCAACGGGCGCGCACTCATCCGCATCATCACGCCTGGGTGGGGCAGCAGCGGCTATTACCCTGCAGAGGTGCTGCGCCGCGACGGTCCGAACGTGTTCACGGCTGGCACACAACTGTATCTCAACCATCCAACACGAACCGAGGAGACCGAACGTCCTGAACGCGACATCCGCGACCTGGCGGGCAAACTCGCCAGCAACGCGGTGTGGATGGATGACGGGCTGTACGCCGACATTGAATACTACAACAACCACCGCCCGCTCATTGCCGCCATTGGCGAGGATCTTGACGTGTCTATCCGCGCCGATGGCACGTACCGCACCGGCGAAGCAGAAGGACGCAAGGGGCGCATCATTGAGCAACTGGTGCGGGCTGATAGCATAGATTTTGTCACACGCGCAGGCGCGGGCGGCAAGGTGGCGCGACTGATGGAATCGCGTCAAGAGAAACCAACTGAAAAAATACGGAGGGGCAAGGTGAAACCAGAGGAACTCACGGCACTCCAGGAGCGGCTTGCCCGTCTGGAGGAGACCAACCAGGCACATGTCAATGTGCGTACGGAACTCGAAGAGGCATTGAAGCAAGAACGGCGGGCGCGCCTGCTGACTGAGGCGCGGCACTATATCCAGGAACGTCTCGATAGCAAACTCCCGCCGCGCACGGTGGCGCGTCTGTCGCGGGAATTGGAGCGTAACATCCCGTTTACTGAGGATGGAATGGCGATTGACTATACCGAGTTCAGCAAACACATCAAAGAGGCGGGCGATGTCGCCTGGGTTGAACTGGCAGAAGCCGCTCCGTCGGGTATCATTCGCGGGATGGGAAATAGCGCGCCTGCGACACCTACGGATGCCGATCTTGACGCACAACTCGCAGAAGCGTTCCTGTCCAGTGGCATGGATGAACAGCGCGCCAGGATTGCGGCGCAGGGGGTGAGGTAATGAGTAACTTGAATTTTGCGGGATTGATGGAGGCCGATGGTGTGCATGCAGCGACGTTTGAAGCACTCGCCCGCCAGAACGCACAGACAAACCGTAACACGACCGACTACAAGCAACGCCTGCTGGAGGCACAAACGTACCTGAACAACCTTCGGACGCGACAGACGCGCATTCCATTGCGCGAGGCAATGTCTACCAGTGACTTCCCCAATCTGTTCGGAGACATCCTGAGTCGTCGCCTGGCGGCTGACTATATGGTATATAGTGCTGACTGGACAGCCTATGCCGAGCGGCGGATGGTACCGGATTTCCGCAACGTCAAAACCTTTGCTGTGTACGGTGGTGATCAACTGTTGACCGAGGCACCCGAAGGCACCACAGGCGTGGGGTATAAAGCCGTGGAAGACCGCGAGCTCACCGATTATGCTGTCAAGAAATACGTCAGCAAGATCCAGTTGACAATGGAAGCACTTGTCAATGACGACCTCGGCGCATTTGACCGGCTGCCCACCAAGCTAGCCGCAGGTGCTCGTCGGAGTGAAGAGAAGTTCGTGACCGAACTCTACGCAGGAACGTCAGGGCCGCTCGCGGCTGTGTATAGCGCGACCAATAATAACGTGGTCACAAGTAACCCGACGTTATCGATTAGCGCATTGCAGACGGCATACGCGGTGCTCAAGAACCAGACTGATGAAAACGGATTGCCGATATTCATTGATGCTGTGACGCTCGTTGTGCCGCCTGCTTTGGAAATCACAGCGCGCAATATCCTGAACGCGACACAACTCCAGGTGGGTCTGGTGGGACAGGGTGATGATGCGGCACCTGCCGAAGAGCAGCGGATTGTGACTGCCAACTGGATGGCGAACCGGACAACCCTGGTGGTCAACCCATGGTTGCCGTACATTGCTGACACCAATGGCGATACCTCGTGGTATCTGTTCGCATCGCCCACCAGCGGGCGCCCGGCGATTGAAGTTGGTTTCCTCTCGCTGCTGGGCGGTGCGCCTGTGATTTTTCGCCGCCGTCCGGATGCCGTGAGCCTGACAGGCAACACCGAAATTCCCATCGGCTCATTCGATAGCAACGCCTATGAATGGGGCGTGATGCACGTATTCGGTGGGAAACTCGCCGACTACCGCTGCACGGTCGCCAGCAACGGGACGGGGTCATAATGCAACCAGCGACGAACGGCACTGATGAGCGTCTGGACGCGATACTCGCTGAAATCAAGGCACTCAAAGCTCAATTGAAGGCATTGAAGCTCTCGCCACCAGACCCGCCCGAAGGACAGATAAGACTACAGGAGCCTGCGAATGACAGCAACATACGACACAGGAACAACCGTCGGAAAACTCCGACTGCTGGCACTGAAGGATACTGACATCTCCGACCCGGTTTTTACCGATGAGGAGTATGGTGTATTCTATTCGTTCGAGGGCAGCAACATGCGACGCGCCATCGCCCGCGTGTACGAAACGGTGGCCGGGAGCGAGTTGTACATTCAGAAGGTCATCGAATTGCTGGACATCCAGACGGACGGAGCAGCATTAGCCCGCGAACTCCGGTTTCAGGCCCAACGCCAGAGGGAACTGGCAGACGCGGAAGAGGCACGCGATGGGACAGCCTGGGACATCGCAGAGCAGAACGTAGGCGATTTCGCTGCTCGTGAGATACGGATGAACGAATGGATTCGCGCTCTCACCTGATACACCCCCAATTGCTGCTCAACCTGGCAGACTTCTATCCGCAGGTTGGCACTGTGCAACGTCTCAACGCGGCACAGGACACATATGGACAACCGGTTGAGACGTGGCAAACCATCAGCGGGTGGGCTGACATTCCGTGTCGTGTTTCGCCTGTCAGTGTGTCTGAGGCTAATACTGCCGAACAAACATATGGCACGATCACACATCGGGTCGCTCTGCGCGGATATTACCCAGGGATAGATGAGCGGATGCGTTTCGTATCAGGGGGGCAGGCATACGACATACAGGGCGCACAGAGCGACCCGCAATCGCGGAGCACCTATCTGGACACCGAGATTGTGCGAGGCGAGCCGAATACGGTGACGCTTTGAGGAGTGAGATATGGCTAGAAAGCGGGTGCGAATAGAAGGGATCAAGGACCTTCACCAGAAATTCGCAAAGATAGGAAAAGGTGTTCAAAAACGGACAATGGAGACTGCTGTCATAGCTGGTTTGCAACCAATCCGCAACACGGCGCAGGTGCTTGTTCCAGTGCTCACCGGCACACTTCGTCGCTCTATTCAATCCCGTATCGTGGAAAGCAATGGTTATGGAGCCAGTGGCATCGTGGGAACAAACC